ACCAATCAACACCTGTAACCAGACATTATAAGAATAGATTTAACAGACCTAGACCATATCAGATTGCAGAGAAACTAAAGATACCATTTAAGAAATTCAAAACAGGTACAGCAAACACACCATCATACCCTAGTGGTCACACTGTACAAGCATATGTAGTAGCAAATTACTATGCAGAAAAATATCCAGAGCATAAAGAAAATCTCAGAGAGATGGCAGATAAAAGTGCTTATGGAAGAGTAGTCGCAGGTTTACATTACCCTAGTGACTATCGTGCAGGTATAAAACTTGCAGACGAACTTGTAAAGTATATGAACTTTGATGAGGTACAGGAAGATGCACCTCTCAACTCTACAGGTTCAGCAGTATCAACCGATATACCATTGGTAAAAAGTCGGTCTAAATACTTGAAGAAGAACCAAGATGATACTAAAAAACTCTTTGGTCTTCTAAAAAGATACAAGTAGATTATGGAAAAATTTTTGAACTATCTGGCATTGGCTACATCGCTAACTATCGCCGGAATCGCCGCTTACTTCTCAGTCATTGGACTTGCGACTATATTTGCAGGTGCATTCTTAGGTGTAGTCATAATGACAGGTGTATTAGAGTTCGGTAAAGTTGTCACTGCCGCCTATCTACATCTATTTTGGGATAAACTCAACTACATGAAATACTATCTCACTGCATCAGTTGTAGTGTTGATGTTGATTACATCGTTAGGTATATTTGGGTATCTCGCTAAAGCAAGTTCAGACACTTCATACGCCACAGGTGTTGCACAATCAGAAATTACAAGACTCAACAGTTCTATCGCAAGAGAAGAGAACAAGATAGAAATACTAGAAGAACGAATAGACTCATTGACAACAGGTTCACTCGATGTCACTGATTCAGTGAACGCACAAATAGAAATAAGAGATGGTGCATGGGATAGAGTTCAAGGTGATATAGACTTCGCCCAAGGTCAGATAAACAGTTTAAGAGCAGAACTCAAAACATTAGACGATGCAGTCAATGAATTAAGAAACAAAGGTGTAGAAGTCATCACTACAGATGAGGGTGGTGTATTTCAAGGTGCAGAAACAGAAACGATAGACTATGTTGCACAGGCGAATATACTATTCGAACAACAGAAAGAACAAAGAGAACAGATTAGAACAGATATCAAAGCACAACAAGATAACATTGATAGATATCGTGCAAGTGCTCAGACAACCATTGACAATGCAAATAACGAAATCAATCGATTAAACTCATTGACCAGTGAAAGTGCTGATGATATAATAGTTAAAACAGAAGAATATAATAATCAGATTGATATTATCTATGATGATATACAAGAACTGAAAGATGAAAGGTTTGAGTTTGAACAAGAAATACTCAACTTTGAGAGAGAAGTTGGTCCGATTAAGTATGTTGCAGAGGTCATCTATGGTCAAGACGATAGTGTCAAGTACCTTGACAACGCCATTAGGTGGGTGATTTTTGCGCTGATTTTCGTGTTTGACCCTTTGGCGGTGTTATTATTGATAACATCTGCTGGTCTGATTGCACGAAAGGTTAAAGAAGACAAACCTAAAGTAGTAGAAAATCGCTATGTCATACAGGTTCCCAAGTCAAAATTACCCAAGAAAAAGACATAAAACCACCTTGTAATACGAACCAGACCAATGTATAATAGTATACATGCTATGGTTAGAGAAGAAATATCTTAATATTGCATCGGTCTATCTTGACCGAGCGAAATGGATTAATGATGACACCTTCAATCATAGATGTCCTTATTGTGGTGACTCACAAAAGAATCTTTACAAAGCGAGGGGTTATCACTTTGTAAAAGAACAATCATACATCTATAAGTGTCACAATTGTAGTAAATCAACATCAAGTGTTCAGTTTTTGAAAGATAATTATCCTTCTATACATAAAGAGTATCTAAAAGAATATCTTAAAGAACAAGGAGTGAAACCAAAATCAAAAAAGATGCCAGATTCATCTCATTTTAAGTTCACCCCACGGACAGATTTTCTAAATAAAAAAGATGATTCACTCAAAGCAGTAGCATACACTGCTGGTGAGAAAGAAGTATCTCGACAATATCTTAGAAGAAGAAGAATACCAGAGTTTCAGTGGAAAGATATCTGGTTTGTAGAAAATGCTCAAGCACTACATTTATTGTCAGATAAGTATAAAGATAGGGTGTTAGGAAACGACCCTAGAATCGTCTTGCCATTCTACGATGAGAATGGGAAATTAATAGGGGTAACAGGTCGAGCAATCAATGATTCACCTTTACGATATTTAACCCTTAGATTTCGAGATGATGTTCCACTCATCTTCAACTATAATAATGTGGACCGAACCAAGACAATCTATGTGACAGAGGGACCCATAGACAGTCTATTCCTACCAAATAGTATTGCTGTTGCAGGTAGTGACTTTAAGAAAATCAGCGAAGATATAAAAGAAAATGCGATACTCATATACGACAACGAACCAAGAAACAAAGAAATCATAAAGAAGATTGAAGAGGTCATTGACCTTGGTTATCGTGTTTGTATATGGAATGATAAAAGAATAAAAGATTGCAAAGACATCAATGACATGGTTATGTCAGGTCTTAGTGAGATTGAAGTAATTGATATCATCAATCGTAATACAGTTCAAGGTCTCTCAGCACGATTACAATTGATGGAGTTTAAAAAGGTATGAATTCAGATATAAAGGTTATAAAGTCAGACGGTTCGAAAGTTAGTATAGATTTAGACAAGATACATAGAATGGTTGAGAAGTCCTGTAGAGGTATTACAGGTGTATCAGAGTCACTCGTAGAGATGAATAGTGGTCTACAATTTTATGATGGTATTACAACCCAAGAGATACAAAAGATACTTGTCAAAAGTGCCAGTGACCTGATATCATTAGAATCACCAAATTATCAATTTGTTGCTGCTAGACTATTGTTGTTTGCAGTACAGAAACAGGTCTTTAACACGAAATGGAAAGACTCAGAGATTTATCCAAATTTAAAAGATTTAGTAGAGCGTAATGTTAACAAAGGATTATATACAGACGAACTACTAAAACTGTATAGTGATGAAGAATACGCTAAGTTAGATTCATATCTAAGACATAGTAGAGATTTAGATTTCACATATGCAGGTCTCCAACAAGTCGTAGACAAATACCTTGTACAAGATAGAAGTAGTGGTGCGATATTTGAAACACCACAATTCATGTACATGTTAATTGCAATGACATTGTTTAGAGATTATGGGAGTGATAGACTAGAATTCATTAAGAAGTATTATGATGCAATTAGTCAGTTTAAGATAAACATACCCACTCCTATTATGGCGGGTGTAAGAACACCTTTAAAACAGTTTGCATCATGTGTATTAGTCGACACAGATGATACGCTTGATTCAATCTTTTCATCAGACATGGCGATAGGAAGATATGTTGCACAACGAGCAGGCATTGGAATCAATGCAGGAAGAGTTAGAGGTATTGGGTCAAAAATTAGAGGAGGTGAAGTTCAGCATACTGGAGTTATCCCTTTCCTTAAAAAATTTGAATCAACGGTACGATGTTGCACTCAAAACGGCGTCAGAGGTGGGTCAGCTACTGTTCACTTTCCAATCTGGCATCAAGAGATTGAACACATCATCGTACTCAAAAACAACAAAGGAACAGAAGACAACAGAGTAAGAAAATTAGATTACTCTATACAATTAAGTGAATTATTTTATAAGAGGTTTTTACAGAATGAAGATATTACATTGTTCAGTCCTCATGATGTGCCTGATTTATACGACAAGTTTGGAACAAGTGAATTTGATGAACTCTATGAGAAATATGAAAGAGCGACTTCAATTCCAAAAACTAAAATAGGTGCTAGGGAGTTAATTACAGAATTACTAAAAGAGAGAGCGGAGACTGGCAGAATTTATATTATGAATATTGACCACTGTAATTCGCATAGTAGTTTCAAAGACAAAGTTAACATGAGTAATCTTTGTCAAGAAATTACACTCCCTACAGACCCTATTCAACACATCGATGGTGAGGGTGAGATTGCATTATGTATCTTGTCTGCTATCAATGTGGGTATAGTAAAAGATTCTGAACTAGAAGAAGTATGCGACCTTGCAGTCAGAGGGTTAGAAGAACTGATTGATTATCAACAGTATCCTGTACCTGCTGCTGAGAGGTCAACACTCGCAAGAAGAAGTCTTGGTATTGGGTATATCGGTCTTGCACATTTTCTCGCAAAGAATAAAGTCAAGTATGAAGATTCTAAATCATGGGAACTTGTACATGAATTGACTGAGAGATTTCAATACTATCTACTCAAATCAAGTAATGAAATTGCAAAAGAGAAAGGTGCTTGTGAATACTTTGATAGAACAAAGTATGCTGATGGTGTATTACCCATAGACACTTACAAAAAAGAGGTCGATGAGTTAGTAAAACCAAAATACTATTGTGATTGGGAAAGACTCAGAGCAGAGATACTAACACATGGTTTAAGACACTCAACATTGACAGCACAAATGCCAAGTGAGTCATCAAGTGTTGTGTCCAACGCAACAAATGGTATCGAACCACCAAGAGATTATCTATCAGTTAAGAAGAGTAAGAAAGGTACACTGAAACAAATCGTACCTCAATACTCACATCTTAAAAGTGCATACACTCTTTTATGGGACATGAAAGACAATACAGGTTATATCAATGTAGTTGCAGTGATGCAAAAGTTTTTCGACCAAGCGATATCAGGTAACTGGTCTTATAATCCAGAGAATTATGAGAACAACGAAGTTCCTGTATCAATCATGGCGAAAGATTTATTGAATACATATAAGTATGGTTGGAAGACTTCTTATTACCAGAACACAATGGATGGTAAAGTAGAAGATGTAATTACAGACCCTAATTCGGCGACTAACGATTACATACCACCATTAACACATGAGGAAAGTGAGGAAGATTGCGATGCCTGTGCCATTTGAAAACAAAACAATATATTATAAAAAACTAAACGAAGAAGGTAAGGTCGAGTCAACAGGTCAAACTACACCTGAAACATGGCAGTACATGAAGGAAAGATATGTCGTTTTAAGAGATTTCATACCCAAAGAAATCATCACTATGGCATTAGACATGTGGAAAGTTGACGAAAGGGCATCAAAAGAAAAGAGTTATGTTCATAAAGAGAAAAAGGATATAACATATAAGAATCCTCAGTCATCTATCGGTAAATCAGACGGTGGTTATTGTACACCATGGGCAGTTGCAATGCATGGGTACTTGACTAGAAAACTAGAAAACTTCTTTGATATGGATTTGGCAGAAACATATTCATATACACGAAAGTATGAGAGAGGTGCATTTCTTGGCACTCATTTAGATAGACCATCATGTGAAGTTAGTGCTACACTATGTTTAGACTATCAAACAGATGATAACACACCTTGGAAGATATGGGTCAAACCAGATAACTATGTTGGTAGACCAGCAGAACAAGTAAAGAAAGAATCACAAGATTTGAGTCAGAGAGAAAGACTAAAGAACAATTGTAGAGCAGTATCTTTAGAACCAGGTGATTTACTATTGTATCAAGGTCCTAACATACCTCATTGGCGAGATTATTTGTTGGGTGATTATAGTTATCATATGTTCGTACATTGGTACAACAGACAAACTAAAATGGACCATTTACCAGATTTCTGTTATCAAAAGTCTAGAAAGGTACAGACTGCTCAATATCTTCAAGCACTAGAGTTAGATGGTCGACCAGATAGATGGTACAATGACCAACCTGATTCAGAAGAATTCAGAGCATTCTCTAAATTTAGTGAGATATATTATTCTCAAAACGAATTACACCCTTATGTTAACAACTACGATGATTTAGTACTAGACGAAAAGAAAATGGAAAGAGAGGCGACTAAATAGACAACCATGACAGTATTCAACAAGAAAAATGTAGACTTCACAAAGAACAAGATATTCTTTGGCGAAGAGTTAAACACTCAAAGATTTGATGAGTTCAAATACCCTATATTTGACAAACTTACACAAACACAATTAGGTTTCTTTTGGAGACCAGAAGAAGTATCATTACAAAAAGATAGGTCAGACTATCTACAATTGAATGATGCACAAAAACATATCTTTACATCGAATCTAAGATATCAAACTTTACTTGACTCGGTTCAAGGTAGGGCGCCATCCATAGCATTCTTACCATTTGTCACCCTACCTGAACTAGAGTCATGTATTATTACATGGGACTTCATGGAGACAATTCATAGTAGAAGTTATACTCATATTATAAAGAATGTTTATGCAGACCCTAGTGATATATTCGATACAATTATAGATGAACCTGCAATCATTAAGAGAGCAGAGATGGTCACAGACAAATATGACAAGTTCATTGAATTGGGTCGTAGAAAGTTATTAGGACTCAAAGTAGACGAATACGAATTATACAAAGCATTATATCTTGCATTGATATCAGTCAACATCTTAGAAGGTATTAGATTCTTTGTATCATTCGCTTGTTCATTTGGATTCGGTGAGTTAAAACTCATGGAGGGTAGTGCGAAGATTATATCATTCATCGCCAGAGATGAAGCACAACATCTCGCAGTATCACAACACATACTCAAATGTTATAAGAATCAAGAAAATGACAAGATGATGAATAAGGTCATGAAAGATTGTGAGAAAGAAGTTTATGCAATGTATGAAGATGCAGTTGCACAGGAGAAAGAATGGGCAGAGTTCCTATTTAAAGAGGGTTCAATGATTGGTTTATCAGTACCCCTACTTGGTCAATATGTAGAATACATTGCAAACAAGCGCTTGAGAGCTATTGGGTTGAATCCTATCTATGATATATCAAGTGCCAACAACCCACTGCCATGGACTAAACATTGGTTCAACAGTAGAGGATTACAGAATGCACCCCAAGAAACAGAGATTGAATCTTATGTCATTGGGGGTATTAAACAAGATGTCAGTGATGACACATTTGCGGACTTTAAATTATGACAAAAGAAAGAGAAATATTACATCAATATCAACATGGGAATAGAATGGCGAAAGTCTATTCAACACCTAATGGGTTTGAAGTTGATGTGTTTGAAGGAACTGAATTCGAAGCGACAAAGAAGGTGCATAATCACTCAGAGAGATATGCTGAAGATTGCGCTGAGAATTGGGTAATGAGGATAAATTCATGATAGAAATATACAGTAAACCTGCATGTCCATATTGTGTAAAAGCGAAAGCGCTTTGTGAACAGAATGGATATGAATTCAAATATTATATGTTAGATGAGGATTTTACAAGAGAAGAACTCTTTGAAAAATTCCCAACTGCAAGAACATTTCCACAAATCACAATCGATGGTGAATCAATCGGTGGTTTTGACCAATTACAGAAATGGCATGACACTGATTGGAACGAAAAGTGAGGAAGTTCTTTTTATATCTCCCACCGGAGAAAGACCAAGATGTTATATGTGAGAGATATAAACATCTATTCAAATCAATCCCAAGACAATACAACGAAGTTAGAATATATACGCAAGGGATAGAATTTTCACTCAAAGAGGCGAAATATGACTTACCATACGGTGTTATGGTTGAAGAGGGTGAAACCCAAGGTAAGAAAAAGTCATTCGAATCTCTTTGGAAATTAATCAAACACGATGAGGAGTATATACCCAATTATGATTAGACTTGTTTACTATTGTGAAGAGCATGATGTAGAAATCGAAGTCAAAGCGAAATCAGAAGATTTTGACATCGAAAGTCATAAACCATTGAAATGCATATTCACAGGTGAAGTTATAGATGATTTTTATTATGACGATTTAGATAAAGACTAAATCAATGAGAGAGAATGGAGATATATTGCAAGTATAAAGACCTTTTAGACAAAGCAGTCGAATACTCAAAGAAACTTAGCATCGACCATCACAATTGTGTATTAGATATTAAGCGTCTCCCTCCTTCATTCAAACAACAGGGTTTAATCGAGCACCCTAGAAAACTCGAAGGAACTACTTATCTAAACATCTACATTCGTATGAATGATGAAAGGTATGTGACATTAGCACACGAAATGGTACATGCAAAACAGGTGTTAAATGGTGAGGAATTATGCGAACATGAAGCGTATTTGAGAGAGAAGACACTTGACAATGACCCCCAAAAAATCGTATAATACCACCATGATGAAAGGTAAAGTAAAAAGAATTTTTATTGATATGGACGGTGTTCTTGCCGACTTTCTAAGGGGTGTAGAGATGCCACAATATTTGGGCGAACCTCTTACAAATGATGCAGAAGGTCACACTACATACGATAAAAGAAAAGAAGAACTAACAAACAAAAGACTGTTTGCAAATTTGCCACCAATGGTCGATATGTATGATTTACTTGCATATGTCAGACATTGTGCGACACCATGGGAGATATTGACTGCCGCTGGTGAAGTAAACAGAGAGTTGGTTGTGTATGATAAGAACGAATGGGTAAAAAGATATGTCGACCCAACTGTTCCTGTCACTTGCACCTTTACAGGTACTCAGAAAGCGGCGTATGCTTTTGAGGGTTCTGTTCTCATCGATGATAGACCAAAGAACATCGATGCATGGGAGAAAGCAGGTGGTATCGGTATAGTACACACCAGTGCCAAGAACACTATCGAAGCACTAAAAGAACTCAGAAATAACGACTAAATAGTTTTATGAAGTTTTTAAATAAAGTCAGGAGTATTCTTGCATCTATCATTACATGGTGGGTGGGAATATTAAAACAATTTGCATATTGGGTTAGAGATTTATTCATAACTCGATATAAGGTCACTGTATCATTCAATAAAGAATGGGGTGATGCAGACGATAGAACCTATATTGCAAAGAAGATAATCACTCAGAAAGAGAAACATCTAAAATTTAGAGATGATGATGATAAAGTTGTCGAATATAGAAGTTCCGCTGGTCTGAATTACATTATCGAAGACTATGATTACGGAGATGAACTATGAATCAATTTACTATTGGTCTGTTAGTTGCACTTGGTATTGTGACATTCTATTTGTATAATCAGAATGAAACACTCAAAGAGAATAACATCAAGTTAGAAAGTGCTGTTGCAGAACAACAAGCGGCAATGACCGCACTTAGAGAGTCATACGAGAAACAAGGAAAATCTCTTATGCAAATGACTCGAAGAAACGCAGAGATTGAACAGGAGAAAGCAGAATATCTTGCGATATTCAGTAGACACAATTTAGATTTACTTGCACTAAAGAAACCTGGAATGATTGAATTAAGATTTAACAATGCAAGTGAAGCAGTTATGGAGGGTCTAGAAGATGATACAGAAGAGTTATATAAACTTGCTGTTCCTGAGTCTATTAATAACAATTAGTGGTTGTTCACTCTTACCAAGTAAGAAAGTAGAAATCGTATCGAAACCGATACAGATTGACATCATGCAACCTGATTTACCAAGACCAGTTCAATTGACAGCACCTAAATGGTATGTCGTATCTAATGCAAAGATTGTAAACCCTTGTAAGAGAACAATCTCATTCGACCCAAAGAAATATAATGAAGAGGGTGTCGAACAACTCAAACGACCAAAAACATGTGAATTATCAGAGAGAGAAAATCCAGATTGGCCCGAGGGGTATACATACTTTGATAAGTTCATAGACGAAGTTAAAGAACAAAACAATGGCGAGATACTTTTCGTTGCAACTACTATCGGTGACTACAAAGTCATGGCAGAAGATATGCAAGAGTTAAAAAGATATCTCAAACAATTAGGTGAAGTTGTAATCTATTATCGTAATGTCACTATGCCAAATGGGGAACCAGGTGTTGGCGTAGCAGTGAAAAAGAATGAGACCAATACAGACTAATACAGTAAAATCTATGTTCGCACCTTCAAGGGGTGAATATCACTATGTATTTCCAACTCCTTTCTTTAGGGGTAAAGTTAATCTAAATCATGATGATGTGTCCATGTATAGTAGACACGCTGTTAGTCTTGCAAGAGAAGAGAATCCAAATAATCCTGAGTTGAACTACACAACTTATTTTAGTAATGAGTTGAGAGAGGACATGCATCAACAACCATGGTTTCATTCTTTTGCAAATCAGATGAAGGATTCATACATTGACTTCATATGTACACAATTTGGGTTCTCTCCCAATAATATCAGTAGACATGACATTCACTTCTTTGCATGGATTAGTGTTTACAACAAACCACATCAACATGAAATGCACAATCATGTAAAAAGTCGTATCAGTGGTACATACTACCCCTTTGCTAATGACGAGAGTATGCCAATCAAGTTTCTAAATCCAAGTATTACTACTATGTTTTCTCATGGTCAGCATGATGATGCAATGGAGAAAGATGATATGCCACAAACTGTATTCACAGGTGCAAATGGGTGTCAATCAGAGATGAGATTCTTCCCTAAGTCAGGTGATGTGCTGATGTGGCCATCGTACATGTTGCATTGTGTTCCTAGAACTGAGAATGTATCACCTGAATATGAGAGAATTGCAATTTCATTCAACCTAAATCATAAAGAAGACTTAGGTTCGTATCATCATGGTGATGATATGGATTATTCATTCTTAAAATACAAGGAGTCACATGAGTAGTCCCTATATAATAGATGAGTTATACAAATTTAGAGATAACTTTGACAATCACACCTTCGATGGCGAGGTAATAATAATCGATGACTTTTTTGAAAACGCTGAAGACATATATCAACACATTACTAATAGAGATTATCCACTTTGGAAGTACAATCCTGAAACTAACACTCGGAACGGCATTGATTATAACGATTGTCGTATTACTGATACCATTGGTCATCCTACACGAATTAACGAAGTCGAGAATCAAAGACTCTTAGACTTATGTAGAAGATACTTTTGGAAACATAACTATGATTGGAAGAACATCATAGAGTTTAACTGTTTTCAAACTATCTCACAATTTGATACAAAGTTGCAACATTATCCTCATATCGATTCAGCATTACATCAAACAGACGATACATCGACACTCAACATGTTAGTATACATGGATAAAGAAGATGATGGCGGTACTGCTATCTATGGGGGAGAATGGATATCAAATGATGAGAGTATGGACTTACTATATCCTGTAGAAGACATATTCGAAATTGAACGAGTAATACCTGCAAAGTTCAATAGATGTGTTATCTTTGCAGGAAACAGAATGCATGGTGCATATATAAATGACTATAACAAATTTAAAGACGACAAGTGGAGATACACCTTTGTCAGATTCTATCATCCGAGGTAAATATGGGTAAATTAAAAGTAACCGAATTCACAAACGCAGAACAACATACAGAAAATGACCATGTAGATATTAATTCACATTTCGGAGAAGAAGAAACTGAATATCATTTTGAAAGAGAACAGGATTTCATTCAAGTATTCACAGGTGCAATTACAGAAAAAGGTTGTGATGAGATAATCGACATACACTTTAATATCCCATACGAAGAAGATATAGAGTTTGACGAAGATACAGAAAAAGAAATAGGTCCAGAAGAGAAGGTATCTCGTAATCTACCATGGAAGTATGCACATCACTCAAACATAGATTACTCAATCATTCCCCTAGAATCAAATGAATTCACTAAGATTTTAGAGATAATGGGTAATGTAATACCTAATCATGTTGACTTTGAAGTAGTACAATATATGAAGATTGCACACTACAAAGAAGGTTCACAATTCCCTTATCATAAAGATGTGGGTGAAACAACAGATACAGGTTTTCTCGCCATGACACTCAATAACAATTACAATGGCGGAAAAATGTTTGTTGATAGAAACTCATTTACATTACCTGCTGGTTCAGTCTTAGCATTCAATAATAATACTGAGAGATGGCATGGTGTTGAACCTATTGTAAATGGGGAACGATTTGTATTATTGATGTGGTTTACTTTTAATGATGAACCACATCCAACAAATGATGACATTGCAGAAGAACTCGGAGAAAGTTAGTTGTTGGGTCTGTTTGAAAGAACTAGACTTAGACGAAGTAAAATATCACACTGCACCGCCGCCACCAATTTATGTATTTTGTGGTGCAGAATGTTCAGTGAAGTGGCATAGTAAAAATGAAAGATACAGAGAACAAGATAAGAAATAGACCTGAGTTGCCATGGGATGATTCATATGGTGACCATATACGAATACTCGATGGACTGTTCGATGAGAATATCTGTAATGCATGTATAAACAAATTTGATTTACTTGAAGAGAAAGGTCTAACTTCAAGTCGAAGAGACCATGGTATTCATAATATCATGCAATCAGACCAATCTATATTCTATTCATCATGCGATGCAACAATTCACCATGAGATGCAAGATGTAAATAATTTTATAATGAACGATATAGTAGAATCATGGCAGATTAAATACCCAATCATAGATACAGGTACATATAGTGGACTGTACAACTCACAATTGAAAATGCAGAAGACAAGACCAAGTGAGGGTTATCATCAATGGCATGCT